GAGCAGCAGCTTGGCTTGCAACTGCTTGTCGCGCTTGTCTGGCGGCACGGTGATCGTGAAGGGGATCAGGTGCAAGCGCCGGCGCATGGCCTCATCGATGTTGCGTATGGCCGGCTTGTGGTTGCCAGCGATCACCAGCTTGAACTGCGGCACGTAGGTAAAGAAGTCTTGGCGCATGAAGCGTGCGGACACCCGGTCGCCGCCGGTGATCTCCTTGATCTTCGACTCGTTCCAGCGCCGGCCCTGCTCGGTCTCGGTGGCGCCGACAAAGCGCGCACCGCGCAGCCCAGCCAGATCGGTGGGATGGCGGTCACCGCGTGTTTCCATGAAGGTGTCCATGGGCGCGTTGGCGGCGTAATCCCCAAGCAGGGTGAAGAGCGTGTTGACAAACACCGACTTGCCGTTGGCTCCGGTGCCGTAGAGGAAGAACAAGGCGTGCTCTTGGGTGGAGCCCGTCAGGCAGTAGCCAAACATCCGCTGCAAGTAGCGCTGCAGCTCGGCATCGCCACCGGTGACTTGCTCGAGGAAGCGCAGCCAAGTCGGGCAGCTGCTGCCCGGCACCAAGCTGGCCGCTGCGATCTTGGTCATCCGGTCGGCACGGTCGTGCGGGCGCATCCGACCGGTGCGCAGATCGACGACACCACCCGGCGTGTTGATCAGCCAAATATCGGCATCCCACTCATCGGTGGTGGCGGCGTGGCGGCGGTCGCTGCGGGCCAGCCGCTCCACCCCACCCACGGTGCTGCTGGCGGCGAGCTTGGCCGCCACTTTCATGCTGGCGGCGCGCACGGCCGCGTGGCGACAGACGTGGCGGATGAGATCGGTCGCCGCCAAGGTCTCCTCGGCGCGCCAGCGCTGCCCATCCCACATCAGCCATTTGCCCCAAGCGGCGATGTAGCGCCAGTCGCGCTGGTAGCGCCGGGTGAAGCTAACCGCCAGCGCGTCCTCGGTGCCCCAGACCGTGGCATCGTTGTGCCGCGCCTGGCTGCTGGGTTGCCCCGCGCAGCTGGGTTGCGCATCGTCTTGATCCAGCCCCTCTTGATCTGGCTCATCCGGATGACCTGAGGGCAGCGGGTCGTCGTCGAAGGGCTGCACCGCGATGCGCGGCCCGGTGGCGATGAAGCCCGCAACGTCAAAGCCCTCGGCCAAGGCGTCGGCTGCATCCCAGCCTTGCGGCTTCGCGTCTGGCGCCAGCAAGATGGCGCAGGAAGTGGCACCGGCCATGAGCACGGCTTGCGCGGCGGCCTCGGCGTAGCCAAAGCCGGGTTTGTCCCGATCTGGCCAGATGAGCACGGCTTTGCCGACCAGCGGACTCCAGTCGGTTTTGTCGACAGGCGCGTTGGCGCCGTGCATGGCGGTGGTGGCCACCAGACCCGCATCGATCAGGGCCTGTGCGCACTTCTCGCCCTCGACCAAGATCACCTGCTCGGCAGCAACGAGGCCCGGCTGGTGGTAGAGCGGGCGCGGCTCGGGTGGGGCCATTTTGCGGCGCTTGGCGTCCCAGGGGCGAAACGCCTTGCTACCCGGTGCCGGGTCGTAGCGGTAGACGCAGGCGATCAGGTTGCCGGCGGCATCAAGGTAGTCCCACTTGGCTGTGGCTGGGCCGAGTTCGTCCACTGGGGCTTGCGGCTTCTTGCGCTTCGGGGGATGGCTGGTGGCCCGCCCGAGCAGTTGCCCGGCGATCTCCAGCACCCGGGCAAAGTCCGCCTGGGTGTTGAGCCCGTGGTGGGCGGCGATCAGATCGAAGATGTCACCGCCTTCGCCTGTGGCGTGGTCGTGCCACAGGCCCGCCGTTTTACCCTTGAGCGACACCTCGAGGCTGTCGCCAGGGCTGCCCAGCACGTCGCCAACGCGGTACTGCTGGCCACGCTTCTTGCCAGCCGGCAGCAGCGTCGTCAGCACCGACTCCAGCCGCGCCAGCAGATCGGCACGGATGGCGTCGCGCTGTGCGTTGGGTTCGGCATCAGTGGGTTTGGCCGGCGGCTCGAGCGCATTGAAGTCAAGCATGGATCAGTCCTTCCTGTGGCTGCAGGGTGTGGGCGTGGCCGGCGGTGTCTGGCTCCAGCGGCGCCTTGATCGGCACCCGCACGGGCACGGTCTGCCAATGCGCCTGCTCGTCGGCCAGATAGCCGGCTTGGCGGGCGATGCGGCGCACGAAGTCCGGGTGCAAGCCCACCAGATCGCACCAGAGCGCGAGGTCGGCGCCGAGCACAAAGCGGCGCGCAGCGTTGCGCTGGCGTTTGTTGCTCAGGCTCAAGCAGTCGGCGATGGCGCTGCCGATCACCGCCACCACCAAGCGCGACTCGGGGCAGACGAGGAAGGTGTGGCGGTTGAGCACCTTCTCGATGACCTGCAAGCCCACCAGCGGCTTGGGCGGCTGCCAGCGCCGCACCCACTCGGTGCGGTAGGTCTTGCGTGCGCTGGCGCGCTTGGAAGCTGTGCTCATCACAGCCCTCCCCAGCAGCGCTGCGCATAGGGGCAGAACTTGCACTCGAAGTGGCTGGCCTCGGCAAAGGCGCGTGGCAAGAGATCCCCGGCTTGCGTGGCCTGGATCACCCGCACCGCGCGGTCTGACATCTTTTGCGCCAGCGCCGCATCGAAGGGCACGAGCTCGGTGTAGATCTCCATCGAGTCGGCATTCACCGCCGTGAAGATCGCCGGGTGCTCGTGCAGTCCAAGATAGGCTTGGTAGATCGCCACTTGCGCGGCGTAGATCGGCTTGGAGACCGCCAGCCCCTTTTTGACGAGGTCACTCCAGGACTTGTTGCCCAAGCACTTGCACTCCCACAGCGCCGGGTAGGCATAGCCCTCGGGGCCAGCGACGAACACGCCGTCGCAATGCCCTTGCAGCTTGCCCTCGGCCACCGAGAAGCCAAACTGCTGGCCGTCCTTGCCCTCGGTCTTGAGCATGAATCCCGCTGCGCGCAGCCAGCCGACCATGGCGTCTTCCATGCGGTGGCCGCGCTCGAAGATGCGCAGGATGCGACCCGAGAACCCCTTGTCCGCATCGACCGGCGCTTGGGCGCACTCGTACTGCAGTTGGCGCTCGCAACAAACCCCAAGGCGCGAGGCCCCGAGGTACTGCCGACGTGCCTGCTGCTGCTCGCGCGCCTGCAGCCCGGCATCGATCAAGGCCTCGAAGCGCTCGGCCAAGGTGGCGCTGGAGTTGAAGGCCAACATCACTGCACCCTCCCGCGCTTGAGCGGGCGCTGCGTCACGGGCGCACCCGTCTCCCATGGCAGGTCGCTCTCCAGGTCGGCAAAGGGTTGGGCCGGATCGTAGGTGCTCGTGGCCGAGGTGAGCGTGGCCGCTGGCTCGACGGCTGGAGACAGCGCTTGCGACGGTTGCGTCTCGTAGGGCTCCAAGCCGCGCAGCGGCGGGTACTTGCTCTGCTCGTGGTGCGCCACCATGGCCTGCGTCCAGCCGGTCACAATGGCCTCGATCACCTGCAAGGCCTCGGCCTCGCTGTAGTGCCCCAGCGCCTTGTCAAAGCCGATCTCGGCGGCGGCCTCGCCAAAGAACTTCAGGCAAGCGCGCAGCGCTGCGCGCTCGCATTCGGTGGCATCAACCATGTACACCTCCTCCTGCTTGGGGCCGGCTCTGAGCCAAGCGCGGTAGCGCGCATGAAACGCGTCTTGGCAGCGGCGTTTGCAAAACGCCCAGTCCAGCGGATAGCGCCGGGGATCGCCCAGCTTGAAGCGGGTGTCGCTGTGGCCGTAGCCGTGTGCCTGGCGGCTGCAGATCAGGCATTTCACGCCCCCTCCTGCAAGAGGGCGCGCACCAAGGCGTGGCGCTGCACCATTTGGGCTGGTCGACGATGAAGCATCACGGCCGCCCTCACTGTGCCCAGACGGGCTTGCCGCCCGGGACGCTGGGCGCTGGCGGGCGCGCAGCCGCTGCGGGCGCGCTGTGGTTGGGCCTAGCCGGCAAGGTGGCCAGTGCGGGCGTCGGCTGTGCACCCGGGTGGCCCGTGGGCGTTTGGCCCATGATCAAGGCGTAGTCTTTGTGATCGGGCTCGATGGCGCTCTTGATGGTGTTGCGCTCCTCGCCGCGGCTGTCTTTCTCGATGTCGATGCGCGCGGCGAACTCCAGACCGTCGAGTTCGGCAAAGCCGATGATGCGCCGCAGCGCTTGCGCCTGTGGGCTTTGGTCTGCGGGATGCACGTTGCGCGCAGAGTTGAGGGCGGCACGGATGAAGGTGCGGCCCATGTTGCCCCAAGTCGGCCCCTTGGCGCTGTGCAGGCCCACGTTCCACCAAATCTTGCGCTTGGCAAAGGGGCCTTGCAGCACCACGCCTTCGCACGCCAGATAGACCGCGCCGGTGTCGAAGCTTTGAGTCGCCCAGCCCCCCACCCAGCCTTGGCTGGGGTCATCAAAGCCCCCGGGCTTGATGCCCATGCGCACCCGCACCAGGGTGCCTTTGGGGATCAGGTCGAAGGATGGCTGCTGCTCGGCGCTGTTGAAGTCAAAGAAGCTCATGGTGGTTTACTCCGGGGAAGTTGGGGCGGTGGGGGCTGTAGTGGCGGTGGGAGCCGTGGGAGCGGTGGGCAAAGCGACCCTTGGCGCAGCAGGCTCTCCTCGGCCTAGGCACTTGGCGATGAGCTTGCCGAGGTGGGGCTCTTCGATGGGCTCGAGCCGCCCAGAGCGGTCTTTGCTCGGGAAGCCCCAGGCGTTGTCGGCACCGGTGACAAAGGCGCGGTAGGGCGTGCCGTCGTCGGCTTTCAAAATGGCCAGCGTGATGACTTCGTCGAGCACGCCGGGCAACTCGGCCGAGGTCTTGGCGCCTTCGAGTTGCAACTGGTAGATGCGGCGGTTGAAGTCGTCGAGCCCCGGCGGCCACCCAAAGTGCCCCACTTATGGCCACCCAAACTGCTCCACCCGGCTGGGGGTGACCTGATGCATTGAGCTTGGCATGTTGGTCGCCTGAAGGCCGATGGGCAGGACGTTACTTTCA